GGATATAGGGGGAGGCAGGACATAGGGGGGCTAAGTGATGACAGCTAGATGCCATCGTTCGGATAAACCTTCCCTCGCTGCGCTCGGCTCACTACATCTAGCTATCATGAGATCGAGCCTTTGCTGGTTGTCAAGTATATAATCCACTGCATTGCAGTCAGTTGCACAGCTTATGCATGCGCTTTGCGAAAGAAACTGTCTTACTGGTTACTTATGAGGGTTAAAATGCTCTGGAACGGCTTTATATATTCCGATACTCTCGACGTGCACACGTTGTGCACAACCAAACCAAACCAAATAAGAACATGAAAATCCAAATTAACACCGAATCAGAAATCGATATTGACGAACTAGCAGACGCACTCGACTCAACTCTCGACTGCAAAATTGACGGGTTCGTCTCCGAGCTCGATCTGTCCGATGAAATACGCGATGCAATCTCCGATCAAAGCTTTGATTACGAAATCGACAGCGCCTTGAATGATTACGACTTTAGCAGATGCGATGAAATAGTAATCTTACAAGAGCGAGTCACCGACCTGGAGGACGTAATCAAGAGAGTTGCGCAAGCACTGCCAAACAGCGCATTTGATGCAATGGCGGAAACCAACAAGCAACTGCAAAGCAGATACGATGAACTAGAAGCCAAGTTCAAGAAAATGGCGGGACTGGACGACGTCTCGGATTACGAAAAGGATCAAATCTAATTTGTTCAATGGTTCAAGGTGGCGGGTATATACCCGTCGCCTTTTTTCGTGCAATTTAAAACAAAACAAAAACCCAAACAGAAGCCCAAAGGAGGGCAAAAGAATTATGATAAGAATCACAGACACAACAGATCGGAAGATTTTCAACAGTCTCGACAGATGGATACAGCACGCCAACCCGAAGCAATGGAAAGCGGGCAAGGTATGGTATACAGAGGCGCAAGACTACTGCAAAGGACTAGCGAAGGAGTTCAAAATCGACCCTTACAAAGTCGCGGGCGTCTTGTCTGCACTTTCGCCGAATAACAAATGGGAGCGCAACAAGTCAGACGCTTATGACGTGATCAATGCTCACTGGTATGGATCGGGAGCGGACTCCGTCAAGTGTTGCACTTACAACGCCAACAAATTGAAAGCTTTCGCCATACTGGCGGACAAGGTTTCACTGTCGGAGAAGTCACCGAAGACGCACGCTTTCGCAATGAATGTCGGTTTGCTTTCACCTGATCACATCACAGCGGACAAGTGGCACATCCGAGCTTGCCTAGTTCGTCCAGAACAGGGCGTCACGGAAACCGCCGAGAGTTGCACGTCTGCACAATACCGCCGAATCGAAGCGGTCACTGTAGAACTCGCCCGAGCTTACGAGCTCAAGGGATACGAAGCGCAAGCCATCATCTGGTGCACAATCAAGGACACTTGGAACAGGTAACAACAAGCCCTAGTCAGTATATCTGGCTAGGGTTTTTCTCGTAAGTCAGCTATCACACATACAGAACGGAGCCCAAACCGAAGAAAAGAGGGGACAATTTATTATGCAAAAAGAAAAACAGAAAACATACAACAAGATCACTACCGAGCATCTCACTTTAGAGAACTCGTTTGGAGTAATAAGGGAGGAGACGGAAGTCAAACTCAACTGCACTATTGGAATCAGAAGCCATGACTACGGCTGGTTCGAGATCTTCGACGAAGAAACGGGGGGCAATGAGTGGCACGCCGAAGGCGGTCTCTGGTTCGAGGGTAAGAATGTCACCGATTACGACGGGGTCTTTGCCTTGTCAGGCGGGGTCATTGAGCTACTGAAGGAGAACGGATACAACACAGAGGAGGTGGACGTATGAAGGAGACAATGCTCAGAGGGACAATCGCTAAGTTGGATATAGAGGTGCAGTCAGCACTCGACGAAACCGAGCCTCACGATTACTACGAGAGACTGGTGCGGATAGAAGCACTGGTAAAGGAGTTGTCGCCGATGGCGCAGGACATAATGATCCTGTCCATGACCGCATACAATACTGGCTATACCGACGGAATGTCTGGGGACAACTTCAACCCGCCTTACAAACACAAGACTGATCCAGACCGACATGCAGACTACGCTTTCGGCTTTCAAATGGGAACAAAGGAATACGAATCATGAAAACAAACATAGAAAAAGTAACTAGCGCGATGGACTTCGGTTCACCGCTGAATCAAGTAGTGATCCTGTCGGCAATTGAAAAATATTGCGAGCAGGTGTCGAAGATAGAAGAGCAACCCGAGAACTGGACGAATGGTCTGGTCTCTTGGGAGGCTTGGAAACAATCATGCAAGGACGTAGAAAGGAGGATCTTCGAGTGAAGAGCATAATAGAAGTAGAACTAGAGTTGCGAGGCAGAGAATGCATTGCAACGACAGAGGTCTCGTGGAGGCTAAAGCACTGCGAGTGCACTTCCACCTACGGCGACGACAAGAATTGCGTCGAGAAGTGGGACGAGGTCGAGATAGAGGGCGTCGAGCTTGAGTGCCTGCAAGTCCTGACTGATACCGAAGACGAATACAGGGCGATACCCTTGTCGTCATTAACAATAGAAGACCTGCGATGCATAAAGGATCTAGCAGGGGAACAACTAATGGAGGAAGAGGTATGATGCCAGAAGGAGAACATAAAGAAGAGTGCATTGACGACATCACCAACATGGTAATGGACGAAGTCCGCGAGGTGCTATCTAAATACGAGATGCACTTCCCCGAGTGGAGCGACGACGACCTGCCCCAAAATCTGGACGACACGATCTACGGGTGCATTCACTCGGAGATTAGATACGCCCTTGAGCCAAAGCCAGAGCCATACGAATACGTATCGCCCGACGAGCACCTAAGCAACGCATTCTGCGACGCTATTAAAAAAACAGAAAGGAACAAATGAACGATACACATAAAGACCACATCATAGTTTTCAGCCGAGATACACTCGACGAAACTATTACAGCCCGACTGGGAATGAAGATAAGTGCAACCGATGACCAATGGAATGAAGTCGTTGATTATTTTCACAGCGATGACGAGGCGTGGGGATACATTAATCATGCTGTAGATGAAGCGGTGGAGGAATGCATTCTACCTATGGTGCAATCAATGGAAGGAGGAACCAATGGGTAGATACTACAACGGAGACATAGAAGGTAAATTCTGGTTCGGACTGCAATCGTCCGACTCCGCCGACAGGTTCGGTGCTGAAGGAACTACGAGTTACTTGGAATACCATTTCGACGAGGAAGAGTTACCTGCTGTCGAGGCGGAGATCAAGAGCATCGAAGATGCAATCGACGAGAAGAAGATTGAATCTTATCTCTACGGCGACAAGGGAAGATACACAACCGAAACGCTCGAGCAGAATGGCATAAATGAAACTCAACTCAGTGAATACGCAGACCTCCTTATCGGCAGGAAGATCAGGGACTGCATAAAAGAAACAGGTGAATGCAACTTCGACGCAGAACTATAACAGAAAGCAAACAATGAATAAGTTCAAGCATTACTACGCCCAAGTGCTTATCCGCATAGGCGAACACGAAGTTCACACTGGATACCGATTCATCGCTACCGACATGAAGTCGGCAGAGAGAGAAGTAATAGAGGGTTACGACATAGGTGGAGACGACGACGAGAAAGTCGCCGAACTCTATAGCCTAGTCGAAGTCCCAAAGAAGGACTACGACGTCCTAAGAAAATATACATAAAAGAAAGCAAACAATGAAAAATATAACCGAAATCATAGAAGAACTAGATCTACCCGAAGACGAGCCATTCACTTACTTCAGCGAAGTCAATCGACTCCTGAAGGAGGAAGGCTCAGTCCGTATGCTAGCGCAGACTGACGGGCAATACACCGCGATCACGCACGACGACGTCCTAGCGCACTTCACGGACGAAGGGTTCCTGACGGACTGGAATGCTCCTAATGACATGCCGATGGAAGACAGTCTAGAAAGGCAACGGCTCTTCATGCTGGAGCTGGACAAGGTCTTCGTGAACTTGGGACTGCAGTCAGGCGAGGAGGTTCAGGGTGCTTAGGGCTCTTGGGGATGCCTTCGACCTGCTTCTGGTCGTCTTCATAGCGATTGTAATTCTAAGCAACATGAAGTAACAATATACCCGCGAAAGTAGCACATACAATAACAAGCTCTTTAAGCCTTGACAACCAGGGCTTAAGGGGCTTTTTTTTTGGGTTATGGAAAAACTCAACGTATATCCAGAAGGGGGGGCTAACCTTTTAGAGCCCGATGCAATGGTGTCAGTAGTTCAAGGAGACAGCATTCAGGAGAAGATGGTATCGCAGTTGGCAACTGGCGATGTTTACACAACTAGAATCAAAAGGGAAATGCACAAGCGCACAGTCAAGCAGTGCATAGAGCAAATGATAGCTAGGAAAATATCGGTAACGTATAAGTTCTTCCCTTGCTGTTACCTGGTGATAAGTCACATCACAAAGGGAGAAATCCTGAACTTTCCTATTGAGGAAGACCTCGACGTGGACGACATACAATACGTATTTAATTACGTGCTGGACTGCGTAGAAGAGGACGAACTTTAATGCGAGGACATAAGGGGCAGACATACCAGGATTGGGTAGGGACGGAGTCCTGGAAGGAGGGGCAGGAGACGGAGGCGTCTTTCGGTGAACTCCTCGAAGAGAGATACCCAGGGGCTAGACCCGCAACTCTATCCGAGCAATACATGCACATTGACTGGGTGTGCTCTGCTGGTAGCATAGACGTCAAGGCGCTGAAGCGTAAAAGCAGAACAGGGGCCAAAACGGAGGACTTCATCTGGCTGGAGTTCAAGAACAACAGGGGGGACAAGGGTTGGCTATACGGACAGCAGGACTTCATAGCCTTTGAGTGCATTGATCACTACCTGGTAGTCCGAAGGGAGCACCTAAAAGATTTAGCCGAGGAACTTTGCGATACAAATAAAAGTGTTGTAACCGCCTCAGATGCCCTATACAAGGGCTACACAAGAAGGAACCGAGATGACGTCATCTCAATGATTCGCAGATCAGATCTGCTTAAAATCCAATACACCAAACTAAATAAGATATGTCGCACTTCTACAAATACAACAAAGGAAACCCCATCTTCCTCGAGGATGTAGCAACTCCAGCTCAAGCAAAGAAAATACAGGGGGCATGGCCTTCAGTCACAACTGTTCTAGGTATAATAAAGGACCCCTTCCTCGACGGCATCTACAAGCCGATGAAGATCACCGAACTAGCAAGGGAGTTACCCCACATGCACTGGCGGGGAATCGCGGACTTGACCTACGGAACCAGGGAGAGTCCAGTAACAGGAAAGCAGATACCTTCATCCGAGTTCGGGACGTCCGTGCATAAGCGCATAGAGGACTTCGTCCTGGCGGACATGGATGCTAGACTGCCAGCAGATAAGACGCCCTGGGATGACTGGGCTCGTCCATTCATAGATTGGTATATTGACAACGACGTAACTCCAGTGGCTGTAGAGCACATGCTGGGCGAAGGGACAGTCAAGATCGTGGGTAGCGTTGACTTCATTGGCAAGGATGCTTCTGGTGAAGCGTTCCTGGCTGATTACAAGTGCAGGGCAAACTGCAAGGGGACGGGGAAGTTCTACCCCAAGGACCTGTATCAGCTTGCTATTGAATCCTGGATGCTTTCCAAGCGAGCTAAAATGGACTACATACCTGGGTGCATATCAATCTGCATTGATTGCGACACCAAGAAGCATTATCACAAGGTCTGGAACCCAGAGCAGATTCTCGAGGGCGTCGAGATCGCCAAGCTCTGCAGTAAACTATATTGGAAAACTAGAATGTAATAAAGTAATGACGATACTAAGCTTAATACTAATTTTAATACAGGTAGAAAGCTCTGGAAACGACCTAGCCGTCGGGGACGGGGGTAAAGCCTATGGTTGCCTTCAGATGCACGCAGGATACGTCCAGGATGCCGCTGAATACGCTGGGGAAGACTGGAAGCACGAAGATGCCTTCTGCAGAGAGACGAGCATAGATATATTCCTTGCTTACATGGCTAGATACGCTACTTATGAGCGCCTAGGAAGAGCCGTAACGGCGGAAGACGTAGCCCGAATTCACAACGGGGGCCCGAACGGATGGAAAAAACAATCAACAGAAAAATATTGGAAAAATGTACAGACTAAACTATAACAACGAAAATGGTTACAGTGAAACTAAGAAGGAAGAACCAAGCGAGGAGAACCTTTTTGATCTAGCTGATGAAGCGATTATATTTCACGGACTGGAGAAGTGCATCACTGGCATGGATCAATTCGGTTACGCGGTATACGACTACTTGAGGATGATTGACATCTTCACGGAAGACGGTATGACGCACGAAGAAGCCGAGGAGTGGGTTGATTTCAACGTAGCGGGAGTGAATGCTGGTGTAGGCTTCGTCATTCATTACCCTAACCTGTGAATCAATACTCAATAAAATACAGCAGATCCGACATGCCAGAGGGTTACGTCGGGTCAACGATCAAGTGGGCCAGGACAAAGAACGATGCAGTTAAATTAATCCTTAAGAAACTACCAGACTCCCAGGGCAGGTGCGTTTTTAAGCGCGGTGGCATAGGGGAAATAATATCAATAGAACAGATAGAACAAACATGAAACTACCAGACTCAGGAAACAGATCAAACTTCAGCACTGGAGCAGTGCGAGACTCAATGCGAGGCAAGGGGTTACCTAGCTTAATTCCCGTCAGCGCACTCAGGGCCGTTGCCAGGCGCTTTGAAGACGGCGCAGAGAAATACGGCAGGGATAACTGGAAGAAGGGCATCCCTGTCTCTAGATACGTGGACAGCATCAACAGGCACCTGTGGCAATTCATGGAAGGAGACCAGGCCGAGGATCATCTGTCGGCGGTAATCTGGAACGCCATGTGCCTTTACGAGACAAAAAACAGAATTGACAAGGGGGACTTGCCAAAGGATCTTTATGACTTATGACAACGAAAACACAAATAAAGAACCAAAGGAAACTTAAGCTAGAAAAGGAGGAGTCCAAGCACAGGAATGCCTTTAATCATAAAGTCCCTTCTTCCCCTTCGGAGGTTCGCGCTCTAAAGCGCCATGCTCAGTCGCTAATACATAACCACAGGATGCTGAGTTGCAGAATAAAAAGACTCAAGAGGCAGAGGGTGTCAATTAACCAGGAGCTAGATGAAATCGCAAAATGCATGAGCTTAACTTACGAAAGGGGAAGTAGCTCAGCTGGATAGAGCATCGGTTTTCTAAACCGAGGGCCGCAGGTTCGAGTCCTGTCTTCCCTACCACATTATGAAATATATAACTCAAAGCAGACTCTCCGAATGGAGAAAGGCAAACGAACCTAAGAGGTGTCCTATAAGCCAAGGTAGCATGCACGACACTGTCGTGGATCATTGTCACGCAAGCGGGGAAGTAAGAGGAGTTCTGCACAGGCAGAGCAATGCCTTCCTGGGGAAGGTCGAGAACGCATGGAAGCGCTACGCATGCAGGAGCGCAGATGTATCTCTACCAGAAGCACTTAGGCGCATGGCTGACTGGATCGAGTTCAGCAGGACTGGATTGTTGCACCCCATCGGGGCAACTCAATTGCAGAAAAGATTCAAGCAGAAAAAAAATGAACAACAATTGAAAATTTTACTTGACCTCGGTGTAGACGTTGTCAGCATGGATGCAAGCAACTCGGATAAGAGATCTAAGTTGTATAGAAAACAAATAACAAAAACCAAGTATGACTAAAGCAAATACGAATACAAATATACGTAAGAAGCTACAGAGGATACAATCCTCTTTGAAAGCCCCCAAGGGGCAGACTAATAAATTCGGTGGATACAGCTACCGATCCTGCGAAGATATCTTAACTGCTCTGAAGCCTCTCTTGATTATTCAAGAGTGCAGTATAGTCATTGGTGACGAGCTGGTTGCCCTGGAGGGCAGAGTCTTCGTCAGGGCTGTAGCTAGACTTCTTGACAACGACACGGATGATGCAATCAATGCAAGCGGTTTCGCTGAGCACGCCGTAACTAAGAAGGGTATGGACCAAGCGCAGGTTACTGGCAGTGCTAGTTCTTACGCTCGCAAGTATGCACTAAATGGACTTTTTGCTATCGATGACGCAAAGGATGCTGACGCAACCAATGATCATGGAAAAGCATCAAACAAACCCACCACTAATAACAAAAAGACAGAGGAGCTGTTTTAATTATGCCAGAAAAATACGATAACACTAATAGCGGAGCTATATTCAAAAACAAATACAAGGAGAGCGACAAGCACCCAGACTTGACTGGTCCTCTCAATGTAGAAGGTGTTGAATATAACATAGCCGCATGGAGCAACGTGAGTGATTCTCAGGGTAAATACCTGAAGATCAGCATCAGCAAGAAGGAGGACAAGGCGGGCAAGGGCCCTTCAGCTTCCGTCAGCGGGTCTACAGACGAGCCGTTCTAAGCTGATCACAGCTTAATGATTCTGGGGAGGGGGTTATGCCTCCTCCCCTTTTTTGACCAATAACACAAACAAGAAAATGATACCACAAAATACAGAAGCAGAAGAATGCCTTCTCTCCAGTTTTGTAACTGCAGGAGGAGAAAACAAGTTCGATGAAGTGGCAACATTGCTAGAAGCATCGGACTTTTATAAGGTAGAAAACCAAATTATATTTAAGTGCATGCGCCAGATCGTAGTATCTGGTAATGAGCTGGACGAAATATCATTGTCCGAGGAGCTCAAGAAGGACGGTATGCTAGAAGAGGTCGGCGGAATCGCAGGGATGATGGAGCACGTCAACAAGACTGGCCTTGTCCAGGTTAAGATGTGCGCCGAAATAATAAAGGAGAAGTCCAACCTTCGTCAGCTGATCAAGCAGTTCAGGTCCAGCGTTGAAGAGATGCAGTCAGAAGTAAAGGACAGCAAGGCAGTCTCCTCAGAAATTGAGAGCCTTCTTCTGGGTCTTAACGACATGTCCGATTGCGACAAGAGCGTCAAGTCCGCCCTAGCCGAGATACAGGAGGAGTTCGAGAGCATGATCGACGGGAGCTACGAAGCTGACGTAGTCAAGACGCACATTGATCACCTGGACATCAAACTGCACGACGGAGGCATAGGCATGGGGGAGGTTTGCGTTATCGCGGCACCTACATCCTGCGGTAAGTCCCAGTTGGCTCTGAACATAGCTAGCAGGGCCGTGGACAGGCAGGGAATATCTGCCTTCATATTTTCATTTGAGATGCCCCAAAAGCAAGTTCTCAAGCGTATGATGCACTCTATGTCGGGGGTGAACCCCAGGAACATTAAGGCTGGATTAATAACCGAAGAGGAAAGAGAGAAGGTCCGCCAAAGCAGTAAAGCCGTAGAGAGCATGAACATCTTCACCAGTCACAGTGTTCGGGATGTCGAAGATCTAATGATTCAGGCTAGGTCAATGGTTCGTAAGCACGGGATAAAGCTTATAATCATAGACTACCTTCAGCTGGTTCCCTGGGACGCCAACAAGTTCGGCAAGACCGCTGGTGTCTCTGACATCTCGCACAAGGTCAAGCAGATGGCAATTGAGCTCAATGTAGCGGTAATACTGCTATCTCAAGTCAACCGAGACGGCGCTCGTTCGGAGGGTGGCCTGGAAGTTTATCATCTACGCGATTCTGGGGACATTGAGAATGACGCTGACGTCATAATTATGATGTATCCAGAGCACATGGACATGAACAAGGCCAGCTACAAGGATAACGTAGGTGAATACAAGAATATGGTTTACAAGATCGGCAAGAACAGAGAAGGTGAAAGGGACCTAATGGGGAACTTTAAATTTTATAATCAATACGGGAGGTTTTATTAAATGAGTAGTATAACAAGTTGCATTAAGTATTTTGAAAGCACACGCGGAAAGTTAGTCACCCCTGTCCAAGAAGTAGAAGAAGTCTACTGCGGACCAGTACTAACAGATTTCGCCAAGGAGCTAATCGAAAGAGTAGAAAACAAGAAAAATAACGAGGACTCCTTGACACGCGTTCCCCCAGGCATTACAAAGTAATGCGAGGTAAGCTCCTAGGTGACGAAGAGCGGGTTAGTTCTTGACCCTGTTTAATCCTCAGCCCCTCTCGTGTTGGTCATAATACGAGGGGGGTTTTTTTTACCTAGAGAGCAGGAGTGCCGCTACGTCGTTAGTTATTATTTTCTTTCTCCTCATTTCATTAAACAAGGATCTATCTATGTGGGCGTTCATCTGTCTTAGTAGGTCCGCTCTGTCCGCCGCATTCAGATTCATCAACAAGAGGTCCTGGGCGCTTCTTCCGTATCTCTGGTTAGTGCGCCTTCTCTTATCTTCGGACTTGAATCGTTCCGCCTTCATTCTGTCTTCGGCTCCACCGCTATACAGGCCCCTGATTACGCCAATTTTCTCCGCCTTGCTCTTACCCTCCATTTGAGCGTCGTATTGCTCTTGGGTTGATTCCGTTGCGCCCTTCTTGAATGGCTCAAAGTCCATGCCTTTAGTTATTCTAAATATGTCGGCGCTTCTTACGCCCGCGCTTTTCATGAGATCGATTTTCTCATCCCTGCTATACCCGAACGAGTCGAGCCTACTGTAGGACTCTTCAATTCTATCGAAAGCAGACTTGGCATTCTCCACGGCTTCCACGTAGGACCTTTCGATCTGCTCTTCGGTCATCTTGCCTTCACTGAACTTATACTTGAAGTCAGTGCTGTAGTTGCCCCTGGCGTCAGAATATCTCTCAACGAAATCCTGGATTCTCCTCTTAGCCATTTGGTTGAAGTCAATCTTCGTGAACCTGGCACCGACCTGTCGAAGTAGAACTTCTGACATTGTGAAGTCACCAGTTCCATCTACCGAGCCCTGAAGGTTCTCCAGCTCTCGCATTACACCTGGCTTGAATGTCTCAAAGATTACAGAACTTACCCGATCCTTGAAGGATTGAAATCCTTCCGCTGTAGATATTTTTTCACCGTAGATGTCTCTGTTGTCAACGGCACGCATTACGTTTTGATTAATGAAAGTACCTTCGCCCATTAGTTCCTCGGAGATCAGTCCAGAAAGGGTCTTGGTTGTGTCGTATTCATTCTCTTTGCCTTGCGAAGCTGCATCAATGACAGCTGAAGCAAACTGCGTAAGGGTTGCATGCGGGAAGAGGTAACTGGTCATCGCGAAAGTCCCTTTCTTAGTATCCTTGTCGATGGTAGCCATGAAGTCCTTGTCTCTCATGTAACTGAATCCGAAGAAAGCAAAGTCGTCCCTCTCTTGTGATCCATCCAAAGCTTCTCCTTGAACTCCTGGAACCTTCTCTACGCCCCTAGACAAGAATTCCTTCGCCCCTGCGGAGGCGGCAAGGATCCCCACTAGCATCCCAGATCTTTTTAGTCCTTCGTTTCGCACTGCATTTATGGCGGCGGCCCTCTGAGCTTCATTTGCTGGAAGCTCTATGTCGAACCTCTTAAAGAAACTAGCGCCGTGAATCATCTCTCCAGCAATCCTAGCCTGGTTCATTGTGTTCCTGGCTAGCTCAAGCGTAAATGTAACGAAAGGAGGCAGCAGTCCCCTCCTTGAAAGATACTTACCAAGTCTACTTGTTCTTTCGTAGTTCTGATAGGTGTCGTTTGTGATGGAGGCAGCCATTCTTTTGACCTGACCCTCGTCCAAGTTTACGCCGTTCTTGACCAGCTTCTTTTTTATCATCCCCTGGTTGGACTTCCAAATGGCGTATCTTGTTGCGCTGTCGGTGACGCTGTAAAGCTTTCCCATTGTCTTGGTCATGCGCTCAGCAAGATTGCCTACCTTGCCGTTTCTTATGGCTGCAGCAACTTCATTGGACGCGATACTGGCGTTGCCAATGCCGTATTCATACATTTCATCTACCTCTGAAACCAATTGCTTCCTGTAGGAAGCTTCTTGCTTCTTGGTTATCTTTCCTGCAACATTCCCAATGGCAGTTCCCTCGAGTTCGGACAGTGCAAGTCTAGCACCCCTGAAATAATCCTTGCTGAATATATTTACTCCGTTGGAAGCCGCCGAGATAGCTCCGCCGATTGCATTGACCGCATAGGATGGCGGATTGTATATAACCTTTACAGCTTTAGAGTAAGCGACCATGCTGCCGAAGGCTTGATTGACGAACCCAGCGGTTCCTTCTGCCATCATTTCGGAGAACTCCGACTCGTAAAGCTTGCTTACAGCATGCGCAGTTTCTGTCGGAATATAGAGCTGCCTTCCGTCTGAATCAATTCCCTTCATGCCTGGAAGGACCAATTCAGTGAAGCCAGGCTCCTTGCGAGTCCTTATTTGCTCTGTGCTCTTTAGACCGTTAACTACAGCAAGGTTGGACTCTATCTGGGCTATGTGCCTCCTGGAGTCCCTTAATCTGTATTTAGCCTGAGCTGCTGGCTTCTGTATGCCCGCAGTTACTTCACCCAGGAACGCTCTTTCGGCTGGGCCTGGTAAGTGCCCCTCTAGTTTCATCTCGAATCTGCCTGGTAGACTAGCTACAAGCGCCTTTTGAGACATCCTTTTATCCTTTGCTCGCATGCTATCGAGATGCTTGAAGTGCGCATCCACTTCTCCTTGCATCTTTTTGGCAACCTTATCGTCAGAGATGTCCTGACCAGCATCCTTGGCTTTTCTTTCAAGGCCAGAAAGCACTTCAGCCTTAGCTAAGGCCTCCTGCGCTTCCGTTGTAGTAAATTTTTTATCAGTGAATGCCTTGTAGGTAGCAGTATCATACTTTCTGTATCCCCGCTGTATCTCCTCCTGCATCCTCGTCATTAGGGATTCTTTTTGAGCTTTCGGAAGAAGATCGAATTCATCGGTTTCATCGAGAATGTCGTAGAGATCGCCCATCGCCTTGATCTCAATATCTCTCATTGCATTGAGGTCTCCAGCAATAGGCTCCTTGGCCAGCTTGTCGGACATCACTCCCCCATCCATGAAATCGCCTATATCTTGCTTTAGATCTTCCCTGTCCAGGACAGCTTTTGTGATCTTGGCATCCAGTTTAGTGCTGATCGATTCAGCCCTCTGCATGTCGTTTTGAAATTTAAAGTAACCCTCTCTAGCTCCCTTGCCAATCTGCCTTGCTGGAGCTATATAATTGAGGCCCCGTATCAGTGCATTGCGGATGGGAGTTTCGGATTGAGATAGTTCGTTAGCGATGAACTCCCGCTGGAGTCTATCCTTGGTGCTTGCGATCTGCCTTGTTGTTGCATCTTTACCCAGGATCGGAGAAAGGACACCCGCTACGGCATCTTCCGTTAGCTGATCAGTAGCTATGAGCTCATCAATCTGCTTGGCACTCTTACCAATCATTTTATGAGCGGTGCTGAAATATTTAGCGTCTATGCTTCCTAGGCCTCTGCCCATAAGACCGCCAGTTCCCATCGCCAGTAGGGTTCCCTTTGCGTCTACTTCGCCCGTATCAATGACGTCACCCAAAGCTCTTTCGCCACCAGCAAGAGCTGCCCCCTTGAGCATCTGGCTGGTAGCTGGGTTAAGGTTTACCCCTTTACCCTTTAGGTCCACCGTATTAGCTGCACCAGCTGCAAGTATTCTACCCAGGCTTAGGTCGGCGGATCCCTTGTCCTCAAAGCCCACTTGGGCTGCAGCGCTACCAATAGCTCCAGAGAGAAACCTGACTCCTGCACCCGCAAAGGGTATTCTCTTCTTGATGAATTGAGCGGCAATCTCTCCGCCTATACCGAAACTTATTTCAGTAGCAGCTGATCCAGCAATCTGCCCAGCACTAAGAGGAGCCCTGGTGGGAGCGCCCTCTGCCTCAAGTTCAGTTTCTTCTTCGGTGTCGATTTCTTCTGGGTCCATTATGGGGTATTGGGAGTTTTAGCTGAAAATGGGTTATCGAGAAAATCGGCATTAGGAAGCAAAAACTTAAAGATCATTTCACGCCTTAAATCATCCTTCTCCTTGTCAGTCATTCCACTTCCGTCTTGACCCGTGTAGCCTTCTAGTAGCGCGTCAGCCTGAAGTTCCGCCTCTTCAAACTTGCTGGGGTCCTCTTTTTTCAGGGAATCTATTCTAGCATTGTCAAAGTCAATTTGCCTCTTTCTGTCGTCTTCTTCGTCCGCAATTTTATTCCCCGTCAGAATGTTAATCCCGTTGGCTTCGGCAACCTTCATCGCCCTACCAATTTCACCATTAGACGAATATCTGTCGTTGAACTTTGCCATGTCGCGAAGGTCCGCCATGCTGGTTCCTTCGCCCCTGGCTTTTCTTCTATCGCGGTCGCTCGCTGCATCATTGAAATCTGGCCTTGCGTCAAGTCTAGCTTCACGATCAAGGGACGCCTGACTAAACGCACTTCCTGCAGCATCTCTGCTAGAGGTATCCTTGGGGCTCTCTCTCGATTTCAAGAATGAATCACGGCTGTAGCCAGTCTCAGCGTTGAACGTAGTGTTCATGCCTTTAGCTAATTCCTCCGCTTGAGATATCTCATCTTTTGTAATTTCTGCGCCAGACTTCATCCTTTCAAGGAAGTTGGCTTGAGGGCTTCCCTGTTCTGGTTCCTGAGGGATCTGACCGCTTCGTGCAGCTACATTTTGAATGGCTCTTTCGTATGCCGATCGATTCCCTTGCAACTTCTGACCAGCTAAAGCGTTCATACTGCTGGCTGTTTCAGGGTCCGCAAACGCTACATTGCCAGATTGGTCAATGAAGGGACGCATGCCTTCAGGTCTTCCAGCTGCGCCAGGGATGGTGCCTCCGTTTTCATTTGTCAATCCACCAGATATGAACGGAGCTCCAGATTCAACCATTTGACCCGCCAGAGAATCAAGCTGCTGTTGGGTTATTGGGGCGTTGGGTTGATTTTGGAACATGCCTATGTTCTGCCCATCAGGGGCCTGGTAGCTACCTATAATGTTGCCTTGAGGTGCTGCGCCCCCATTAAATGGAAGGGGTCCGCTGGGAGCCAATGCCTGCTGAATGTTGGGGGCCTGGCCCCCTTGAGCTGATTGATTTGCTTGAGCTTGTTGGACTGATTGAGGAGCAACTCCCTCTTGACTATCTAACCTGGCGTTAGTAGCATCAAATTGATTTGGGTTCATTGAGTTTAAGAACGATACGCTCTCAGGGGCCGACATAGCTGCTTCTCCAGCAGCTTCCCTTCTTTCGTTCTCCTCAGACAATGTTCGCATGCCTTCGTTGTCGCCGTATCCGTCACCGCCGCCATACACCGCTCTCCCTATAAGTCCGCCTAGAGCGTTCCCGCCCATTTCAGAGAGACCTCTGCCGTCGTCCCTCACGGCTCCTGTAATTAAATCTGCAGCGGTATATAGTCCCGCAGGAGTCAGTAGGCTCCCTGCTTGAGCTAGCCTTGAACCTTTTGCCAAATTTCCAACTATTTGTGGAGCCTTGATTTTGTTGAGCTTGTCTGCAAATCCAGCTACCTTTTGAACAGGCTTTGAGCCTAGAATGCGACCTTCATTGCCAGCTAGTCTAGCAGTGTCATAAATTCCTTCAGCGCCGAGCAATGCATCTTGAGCCAATGTGGCGTCACCGCCTCTACCCGTTGGGGCATCACCGCGATCAATCTTGAACGGGTCTTTGCTATTGATTTCTACCTCTCTTCCAGATTCAGGTAAAGTTGCTGTAACTTTACTGTCGTCACGTTCAACTCGTGAATCCGAAGCTGCTTCGTCACCTTTTTCCTTGGCTTCTCTCGCCAGCCTAATTAACCTTTGCTCTTCGGTTTCTTCTTCTTCGTTATTATTATTATTGTCTGCCATGATATGTTATTTAACTTGGTTAGTAAATAGGTGTAAAGGGTAATGAAATAATGTCACTCAAATAAGTCGACTTCACCAAGTACATCAATCCCTGAGTCTTGAATCGACGTATCCTGATCTATTTGATTCCTATTAGGCTGACGATAGTTATCGGTAGATATGTCGTATATACCACCTCTAGCATTTCCTCCAGAACTTGACCTACCTAACATCGACATACCTCCTCCACTGGAGGCTATAAAGTCTGGGATATCGTTAGCGCTAGTTATCTTTGGTTTGTTTCCGTTTGCCATTATGGAGTGGGGATTAATGCAGTAAGAATGGTTTTCTTGTAATATGTATTGCCGTTAATATCTGAGAAGGCTGGTCTTAGATCAACATCAAGGGTAAGCTTACTGTTAGCAGGATTACTTGGTCCTCCAGATATCTCCAGAATAAATGGTTCATTACCATACATCCTTCTGCCATTTGCTACAACTTCTAGGCCATCGCCATCCGCAACGCCACTTATAGTTGCTTTAAGTGAACCAGCTGTAGTTACACTAGATTTTTGTACAAAACTAGGCCTTTTAGACGTGAACACAATGACCCCATTGGACGTAAATGTTCTCGTAATATTATTGCCAGAACCATTAGACGGTGTCACGCCAAGTATAGTTGTGTCAATCCTATATCCACGAAGTCCTCTAGTTACAGAAAACGGTGAGAAGTTATGAGCAATTCCACTCTCATAGGTTCTGGCCCAAGATGTTGGATTGTAAAGTCCAGTAGCTGCTCCACCTGCATCTCCATCATTAAAGGTAAAATCGCCCGCAACAATATCTGCTGAGGTTTGAAATATAACAGTTACTCTGGCTTCAACCTTAGCTTGAACTGGAGGCTTTAGGTGAAAGTTATAAAAATTAATGTTGGGGTTATTAACGCCCGATGGATCTATTACATCGCCACCTAGAGAAACAACTCCAGGGTAAGTAAAGTCAACCATCCTGTTATATTTATGCACAGTATTAGAATTACTGTGAACAATACTTTGTCCACTGTCATCCTGCAAAGTGGTAACAGCAATTGTTTTTAGACCCTCAAATTTTCCAGTAGTTCTTTCGATAACAGGCCCTACCGTTGAGCCTTCGGTGGCTAGGAAAGTTGTAGTAACTTTTATTACACCTTCGCTTTCATTGTTTTTTGATACAGACAATGTTCCAGCTTCTATCCAATTTGAAACCTTTGTTTTTATATCCCCCCCGTTGTCAATTTCCTCGGCACTTAAGTATAATCCAATAACAGGAGACCCCGCAGGAACGGTGTTAGCGGCACTTGCGGCAGTGCCAGCTACACCACCTATTACTCCTGCTGTAAAATCTGAGGTGGAAAATGTTCTTTGTTCTATCCTCTTGAGTCCGTTTAAATCATAGCTCTCTGTAAATACTTCGTGAAACTCGAAATTAAATACCCTGGTCTTTATTCCATCGAAATCACTTGTTTCTTCAGAAACAATAGATGACCCATTTGGCAGTGTGTCCGTCGCTTGGGGAGGGTTACTTGTTAAGATCCCCCTGACATCACCATCGGTTAAATCAAATGCTCTAACGGATATTTTCCGAAAGCCACTATTAAGTTCTCTCTGGACCGAGAGTATACTTGGTTTTAAAAATGTATATCGTTCTGTAGGGATGCCTTCAACATTACTAATTTCCTCTTTGGCTAAGGAATAGCTGGATTTAGTTTTTCTTGATGAAGCAGGATTAAACCACTCCTCTACTATTGCCTTCTGAGATCCCACATTGTCAGTTGAGTCAGATAACTTAACATCGTTCTCCAAGAAAGTATATCGTTCTGTAGGTATGCCGCCAATATCTGATTGATCTTTACGGGCTAAGGAATAATTGGATTTAGTTTTTCTTGATGCAGCAGGCTTGAACCACTCTTCTGTTATACTATTTTGACTTCCTACTTCATCTTCGGAGTCAGAAAGTTGCACGTCTTCCTTTAGGAATGTATAACGCTTTGTTGGTATTCCGTCTACATCGGATTCCTGCTCACTGGCGATTGAATATCCGCTTGGTGTAACAGGAGTGCCGTTAAACACCTCTTTGACAATAGCTAGTTGACTTCCTACTTTATCCTCAGTCTCAGAAAGAACCACGTTATTCTTGAGAAACGTATAACGCTCCGTTGGAATCCCGTTTACATTTGATTCTTCTTTGCGGGCTAAGGAGTAATTAGTTTTCGTCTTCCTTGATGCGGACGGCTTGAACCACTCTTCGTTAATGCTGTTCTGACTGCCCACTTCGTCTTCGGACTGAGAAAGCTGCACGTCCGCCTTTAGAAACCTATATTGAATCGTGGGTATTCCCGCAAAGTCAGACTTCCGCCTGTCTGCTTCTTGGTATCCAGATAGTGCTACATTAGCAACGTCTACTCCCGCAAAAGCATCATTGGTAGGTTTGAACACTTCATTGGTTACTGCTAGTTGGCTGCCCACCCTGTCTTGAGAGACGGAGAGAACTACATTGTTTTTTAAGAACATATAACGCTCTGTGGGAATACCATCAACATCACTTATATCTTCTTTAGCTAAAGAGTAATTAGACTTTGCTTTCCTCGACGCTGCAGGTTTGAACCATTGTTCTGTTATGGCTAGCTGGCTACCCACATTATCCTCGGTCTCAGATAATTGAACATCATCCTTTAGGAAGGTATAACGCTCCGTCGGGATGCCATCTACATCGGATGCGTCCTCCTTCGCTAAGGAGTAGTTGGTTTTTAATTTCCTCGCCGCTGTAGGCTTGAACCATTGTTCCGTAATTGCCTTCTCAGAACCTACGTTATCAGTTGATTCAGATAGTTGTACGTTATCTTTCAGGAATACGTAACTGATTGTGGGAATTCCCGCAAAGTCAGACTTCTCCCTGCTCGCCTCCGAATAACCAGATAGCGCAGTCCCACTTACATCTTTACCTACAATAGTATCACTGGTGGGCTTGAAAACCTGGTTGGTTACCGAAAGCTGTGAACCTATCCTGTCTTCCGAGATAGAAAGAATTACATTATTTTTTAAGAAAGTAAAACTCCTCGTAGGAATGCCTTCAAAATCACTGGCGGCTTCCTTGGCCAGGGAATATCCAGTCTTCACACTGCGATTAACGGCTCCAGAGGTCGCAACCAGAGATGGTTTAAACCATTGCTCTATAACCGCCTTCTGAGATCCTACGTTGTCTATGGAATTGGAAAGTTTAACGTCGTCCTTAAGGAAAGTATATCTTTCCGTGGGAATGCCATCAACATCTGATTCTTCTTCACGGGCCAGGGAGTAAAGGCTTTTTGTTTTCCTTGATGCGGACGGGTTGAACCATTCTTCGGTTATGGCCAGTTGACTCCCTACTTTGTCCTCAGAAACAGAAAGAGCTACATTATTTTTTAAAAAAGTATATCGTTCGGTGGGGATACCGCCAATATCTGATTCTTCCTTGCGGGCTAAGGAATAGTTGGCCTTGATTTTTCTTGATGCGGCAGGCTTAAACCACTCTTCGATAATGCCGTTCTGGCTTCCTACCTCGTCTTCGGATTGAGAAATCTGAACGTCATCCTTGAGGAATGTATAACGCTCCGTAGGAATACCATCTACGTTCGATTCTTCCGTTCGGGCTAAGGAATAGTTAGTTTTTGCTTTCCTCGTGGATGCGGGCTTGAACCATTCTTCGGTTATGGCCAGTTGACTTCCTACTTTATCTTCGGACTCTGAGAGCTGAACATCATCCTTGAGGAATGTAAATCTTTTAGTAGGTATGCCATCTACCTCGGACACTTCCGTCCGAGCTACAGAATACCCACTCTCGGTTGGATCAGAGGCAGGATTGAAAACCTCAGTAATAATTGATAGTTGAGAACCAACTTTATCTTCTGTTCGAGAAAGCTCTACATTGTCTTTTAGAAAAGTATATCGTTCCGTAGGAATGCCCTGGACATTTGATTCTTCTTTGCGGGCTAAGGAATAAGTAGTTTTTATTTTCCTTGATGCGGACGGCTTAAACCACTCTTCGGTAATGCTATTTTGACTTCCTACTTCGTCCTCGGACTGGGACAGTTGAACGTCTTCCTTGAGGAATCTGTATTCAATGGTCTTAATACCCTCGAAGTCCGACGTGTTCTGACTTGCTAGGCTGTATCCTGATACGGTTTTATCCGAGGAAGGGTTAAACCATTGCTGCGAAATAGAAAGTTGGCTTCCCACCTTGTCTTCGGATTGAGACAACTGAACATTATTTTTGAGAAATGTAAATCGTTTAGTCGAAATACCATCAACATTGGATTCCTGTTCGCTGGCTATAGAGTATCCACTTGGTGTGCTAGGCGTTCCGTTGAACACCTCTTTTACAATAGCCAACTGACCACCGACCTTATCTTCTGTTTCGGACAGGGTTACATTATTCTTTAAAAAAGTAAACTGTCGGGTAGGTATTCCATCTACGTTGCTAACCTGCTCATTGGCGATACTGTAACCAGATGGAGTAGAGGGAGTTCCGTTAAACACTTCTTTGACGAGGGATAACTGGCTACCCACTTTGTCCTCTGTCTCAGAAAGAACTACATTATTTTTAAGAAAAGTAAACCGTCTGGTCGGGATACCATCCACATTGGATTCCTGCTCGTTAGCTATTGAGTAACCAGATGGAGTAGATGGAGTGCTGGCGAAAGTTTCTTTTACAATGGACAGTTGACTACCTACCTTGTCCTCTGTTTCGGATATGGTTCCTGCCTGTATATATACTTCAGTTACTTCCCTATAACTATCTGTATCGCTAACTTCATAATTAGCTAAAATACAAGTGACTGCTGTTTCAGTATCAATCTGTGACGTAATAGAAGTTGTGCCTACTGTCTTTTGAAAATTAGTTCCAGCCTTTGCAATACTTGTTCTTTTTACGCGCCGTAAACCATTCTCTATGTAATTAACGGTATCATCTTTTACTTGGACAAAGCTAGCTCCCAGTGTTTGATACACTAGGGTGACAATATATTGTTCTTGCTGTGTGCTGGACTGCACAGATACAAGGTTCATATCTGCGTAGGCTTCCCCCGTTCGAGGTTGAAGCCCATCTATGTTCATCGCTGCTCCCTGAAATGAACCAAAGGAAGGAAAGATGCGAGACTTATTGGCACTATACCAGTCTTCACGACTGTTCATAGTCGTGCAATTGACGGTCAGTTGATACCGACCGTTTTGAAACTGCTCAACGGACGGAGTCCCGACCAGCTTGAGCCTGCTAGTTCTGTGAGATACAGCCATCAGTAGTTAGATCTTTTATTTCTTAGTGGGCGGCTTTACCTTCTTAATTGTTCCGTTTTTGTTACGAATAATGCTTGATCCGACCTCTACCTTGGTTTTACCCTTATTGATTCCCATTCTTGAACTGTCAGTCCGAACCATAGCGTATCTCTTTGGGGTGGCTTTCTTACCTAGTCTTGCATAAGCTGGAAGCGCTTTCTTCGCGGCTTTCTTGGCTGGAGTCTTTGCCGCAGTCTTAGAGGTCGATGATCTAGCCTTTGATGCTGCTGCATCTCTCTTCGCTTTTGCTGCTGCTGCAGCCTTTGACTTTTTGGCGTTGTTTGCTTTAACGGACTTAGTTGCGCTGTATCCAGCTTCAATCGCAGCTGCACCACCAATAACCTTCTTGCCTGTTTTTCTTACGGCAGCCTTAGAAACAGAGCGAATGGGTTTTGAGCCTCCACCCTTAAAGTATTTACCTGTCTTGCTTCTCTTTAGGCCAGATGTAGAAGCGTAACCTACGCCCTCGACGACCTTACCGCCGACTCTCTTGGCTCCCTGGGCAACCTTGGTCTTGCCGACCGCCTTTGCAGCGCCCTTAGCCTTCGATCCAGCTGCCTTCGCGCCTCTGCCTGTTGCCTTAGCGCCTGCTTTGGCTCCTCTACCTGTTGCTTTTGCGGCTCTTCCAGCCAGTTTAGCGGCACCCTTAGCGCCCCTGATTAGTAATCCAATATTCATAATTAATCCTTTGTAACCTTATCGATGGTTTGTTTATATGTTCGCTCCATTTGCGGAGAAAGTTTTTTCTTGCCTGATATTATAGCAAAGAAATTTTCTAGCAGCTCCGATGTAGGCTTGTCCTTCATCTTTGCCATTTCCTTGGGGAGCTCGAACTCTCCCTGCTCAAGTTCTTTGTCTACTGCTTTTTTAGCGGTAGGTCTTGGTTTTAAAGACTTGCTTGCGCCTGGACTCTTAAGAAGTCCAGATCCTTGCTTGGCAAGTTTTGCTGCTCTTATTGCGCCTCCTAGCATTATTCAACGGGCCTACGACTAAAAACATCCTCCTTGGGGAGCTGGGGCTTGGTTTGAATCTTCTGCGGAGTATCCGAGAACTTCTTCAGGTTTCGCATAAGGTTGCCCTTTAGCTTATCTGGTGATGATAGCTGCGGTATAGGCATGCCCTTGGAGCTCCTTGGGGCGTCCGCCAAGAACTCCTTACGCTTGTATGCTTCGGCGGCTCTGTCCATGCTGCTTAGCTTTTTAGGCACGTCCTTGACGCTCCTGATCTTTCTCAGGGCACCCACTCCTCTTGCTATTGATCCTAGCATTACTTTATTTCCCTTCTTTTGAACGTAACCCTAACATTGGGGTTAGGCTTTGGAGCCTCAGGTA